CCATCCATTCCCATAGAATCTAAATCATCTGATTTTTTATCATCTGTATTAGCATAATACAGAGTTTTCAATCCGTATTTGTATGCGTATAATACATCTTTAATAACACCACCAATTGAAATACCATCTGATGAATATTGATAATAGTGATTTGCTGAAATTGATTGATCAATCCATTTTTGAATTACTGCACAAATATTAGTATATCCACGATTATCCGGCATTTCAAATGCCATTTCATATTTATTCTTCAATTTAATACACTCTGGTGCAACTTGTTTAACAAGTCCTGATTTAGATTTCTTAGTTATGACAAGAGAACGAATTGGTTCAATACCATTAGTTGCATTTTGAACAACTGCTGAAGATTCTGCTGGCATGATAGCTGTTAATACAGAGTTTCTTAAACCAAATTCTTCAATATCTTTTCTTAATGTAACCCAATCACAAGAGTAATCTCTTTTAACTAACTCATCAACATTTTTGTTATAACGATCAATTGGCATAATTCCTTTAGAATATGTAGTTTTATCATACCATTCACATTTTCCGAACTCTTGTGCCAATTTATTTGAAGCTTTCAATAAAGAATATTGAATGTTCTCAAATAACTCATCAACATAGAAAAGTGCTTCTTTATCAGAATATTTAATACCTTGTTTAGCTAACCAATAAGCAAAATTTGTAACACCAACACCAATTGATCTACGCTTTAACATTTTCTTAGCCGCGTTAATTGGATAATCCTGATTTTCAACAACATATTCAAGAATTCTAACAATATATTCAGCAACATTATGTAGTTCTGCCATGGATTTAATGTTCCCTAAGTTGAAAGCTGCCAATGTACAAAGTGCAATTTCAGCATCTGAATATTGTTCAGTTTCTGGTTTATTATCAATATCATAGATATTTTCAATCGGTGATGTTGGTAAAACAATTTCAACACATAGATTAGACATTTTCAATCTTTCAATGAAAGGTGAGTTAGTATTAGCATTATCTATGTTCATAACATACATACGACCAGTACCAATTCTTTCCTGAGCGAAAGAGTTCATCATATCTCTTGCCTTAACAATCTTTTTAGGAATTTTTTTATCAGATTCATACTTCAAGTATAATTCTTCAAATTCAGGAAGACCAAATACATCATAAAGTCCAGGAACATCAGAAGGTGAGAAAAGTGCAATATCACCATTTGTGATAAATCTATTATAAAATGTTTTCTCAAACTGAATACCATAATCCATATGTCTTACACGATTATCATCAGTTCCTTTATTATTTTTCAATACCAGAACATCTTCAATTTCTTTATGCCACCAAGGGAAATAAAGAGTTGCTGAACCTTTACGAATACCACCTTGTGAACAAGAGTGTAGTGTAGATTGGAACATCTTAAAGAAAGGAATAACACCAGTATGAACTACTTCACCGTTGCGAACCTTAGACCCAAGTGCTCTAATTTGACCAGCATTAATACCGATACCAGCTCTTTTAGCAACATATTGACCAATTGCAACATTACCGTGAAATATAGAATCTAATGAATCACCAACTTCAATTAAAGTACAACTTGAGAACTGACGATTTGGAGTTCTAATACCAGCCATAATCGGTGTTGGTAGAGAAATCTTATGCTCAGAAATCATGTCATATAATTCTTTTACAAAATCAAGACGTTTAGATTTATCATAATCTGCAAAAACGGTCATCGCAATCATCATAAAGCAAAATTGTGGAGTCTCATATGATTTACCAGTACTTCTATCTTTAACAAGATATTTATCGATTAATTGTTGAAGACCAGCATATGTCAAATCATAATCTCTTTCATGTTTGATATAAGAATCACACTTAATAATTTCTTCTTGAGAATATTTTGTCAGTATTAATGAATCATATAAATCTACTTTAATGTTTCTCTTAATACAATCTAAAATAGATGGCAATTCTTTCTTCGTTTCAAAAACTTCTTTACGAAGTAAATAGTTCAATAAGTTAGAAGCAACATATTGGTAGTTTGGATTTTTATCTGAAATCAAATCAACTGCTGATTGAATCAGAACTTTGTGTATTTCAGAGGTTTTTATACCTGGGTAAAATTGTAGATGTGAATTCATCGCCACGTCAGATGCGGAAACGCCACTTATACCTGATGTAGCCCAAATTAAAACCTTATTGATTTTCTCAGCTTCAAAAATTTCTGTTTGACCGTTTCTTTTCTTAACACTCAACTCGTTATTACGAGTGGATTTCTTAACATCTTTCGATATCATTTCTTGCATATTAGTATATTTTTATTTTTTAGAAATTTATATATTGTTATAATTTATTAATCGATTCCCAATTGTTTGAAATTTATAGAAAATCAATATTGTCTAATTTATTTAAATTATATTTAAATTTAGTGTTGTTTAAGATCCTGATTATACAATCAATATGTATTTCATAAATATTTTCATATGAATCTATTTTAAATAAAGAATCAATATAATTAGTTTCTACAACAACTCCTGTATAAGTTTTTGGATTACCCAATGGATCTAAATGTGAAAATTCTAATTCAGTTCCAATATAAATATTTCTATTTGTTATTTCTTTAGAATTAATATTTTTACCTATATGTTCCTGTAATTCATTTATAATTAAATTTCTCCATTTGTTATCAAGTAATTTAAACATATTAAATAAATTATCGGAAAAATAGACAGATAATTCATTAAATAATTCAATATTTGTAAATGAATCATCTTCTAAATTAACTTTTAATAAGTGATAATATTGATTAAAATCAGATTTTGATGGTTTTCTACGATTATTTAAAAAATTTATACCAGTATGTGTAAGTAAAACATTATAAACTTTTTCTTTGACATTTTTTTGTCTAATATATAATTCATTATCGTAAGACTCAACATAAAAAAAAGAAGATTTATCAACCTCAAATTTCTCATTAAAATACATATTAGCTTGATCACCAGCTTCTTCATCTAACTTCTCATCCTTTTTACCTTTAAAAATAGAATCATATTTCAAAGAATGTTTTCCTTGAACCTTATGTTTAGATAATACTACTTCATCTTGAGGATCTACAGCGGTTTCTTCTATCTCTGGTTCTTCCTCTGATATCTCTATTATTATATCAATATCATCAGAATCATCAGCTATCAATGATTCACCAACAACATTAGATGACTCTGATTCATCTTCGGAAACTTCTTCTTCAAAATCAGAATTATCTTCTAATTCTTCAAAATTTTCCAAATCGTCATCCTCCTCGTATTTTTTCTTTTTACTCATAAATATTTTATTTTTTTAAGAATCTAAAAACTGGTCGTTCTCTAGTGTCAAATAAGTAGAGTTTAAAGTCAATTTTATCTGGCTCTTTAAAAAGTCACCGTCTCTTTGTTTTAAAAGTTTAAATCTATACATATTTAAACGTTTCATTTCTTCGGTTCTTATTATAGCAAAAAAAGTATCACTAGTTTCAGCTATCGCTTTACTCTCAGGAACACTTTCTAATGTTATATCGGATGCATTCCAAGCATCCTTAGCAACTTGAACACCGGTAATAATTGGACATTTATATTTTGAACCCAAAGCTCTTAAACCCTCTGCTAAATGTTTACCCTTTGTATAAAGATTATCACTCGCACCCTTTGGAGCCGCTATCAATGTTATATAATCAACAATAATTAAATCGAATTTAATTCCTTTTTTTTGACCTATCTTTTGAATATAATTATCAAAGTCATTTATATTAGTAGTTCCAGCTGCCCAAAATTTAGTATAAATCTTACCAACCTTATTAGTAAATAAATCACCACCTTCTTTCATCGAACCAAGTGATTTAATCTTCTTACGAATTAATTCAGTATCCTTACTAACAGTATCATAATCATTAATAGGAATTTTTAAACGCATTGCTCCCATTCTTTTAAGAACTTTACGTTCACTCATCTCAAGAGTCACATATAAAACATTATAACCCATATCAGCAGATCTAACAGCAAAATTTTGCATCCATAATGATTTACCATTATTGGTTTCTGCCATTATACAATTAAAAGTACCAATATCCCAACCACCACCTAAGATGTGGTCGATTGTTTCAAATCCAGACTTAACTTTAAATCTCGAACTATCTTGAACATGTAGTTCTGCTTCATCAAAATCAGAGCCCATGTCATCGTCATCAACAAAACTAGTAGAAGACATATCATCAACTATCGATCTTATTCTATTAGCCGCTTCCACAGCAGTATCAAAATCAGATATATTATCGAAGTTTCTTGTTTCATCAATAATATCTACTGTTCCAGTTTTAATTCGATTCGTTAAAACCCAAGCATTAAACTTAGGTTCAACAAAATTCTTTTCATCGTAGTCTTTTAAATTATCAGTAAGTAAAGATTTAAGAATTTCTTTTGTAATTATACCCTCCTTATCTTCTAAGGATACCATATCCAAGATCTGTCTTGGTGTTGGTATTTGAGCTTCTGAATTTTTGGTAATGTATTCTCTAATTATTCCGAATACAAATTGAACTTCAGTGTTTCTAAAAAAATAGGGCCGTACAATTTCAAAATATTTCTTATTCTTTAAAATGTAATTAAAAAAAACCTTTTCTAGTGACGAGGTCATAATGTTTTAATATATTTTGATTTTATAGTTAAAATATATTTTATTGTTTGCTACTTTTTCCTTATTTTAGAAAAGTTAGAAAATTGTTATAGACTTTAATTGACTTTTCATATTCATCACTATATCTATCTATATCATTTTCATTCAACAAGGAACCAATAAGTGAGTCATAATTATTATAAATTTCCCTTCTAATAGAACTTATACCTGTAGAAAATTTACCACCAACATCACTATATCTAACATAATTGGAAATAGTTGATTGAGCTCTACTATTCATTTCTAGTGATTTTTCGGTTATGTATGATTCAAGTCGATAGTGTGCATAATCTGAATCATTAAAAACAATATACCAATAGGAAAAATATAATATTAAATCTTCAAATGTTTTAACAAATTTACCAACCTTATCCTTTAAAATATCATCACTATCTCTACTATTTACAGAAATTTCTTTTTCATCTAAATCTTCAAAAGTAAAATTCCGAGAATTATTTCGGATGTCCGAGATAATTCGGTCTATCGATTCATCACTTTTAATGTATTCAATAACCGAATTATCTTTATATAATTTTGATATAATACTATTAAAATAAGATGTATAAGATCCATATTCTTTCATACCATTATATGAATCATTTATAGATCTATAAGATCCAACAGAGTTTGAATACAAATAATCACCAATCTCTTTTAACATTTTTAATAAAGGTTCAGGATTACATCCCTCAATAGACGCCGTGTATTTCTTAATTATATCAACACTATACTTATAACACATTCTACTATATCCTTTATAGTAATCTTCATTTTGTATATAAACAACCGGTCTGTCTTCAATTTTAAAATTAAAATACTCTAATGTTTCTTTAGTACAATATTTTTTTCTACCACTGTGTGTTTTATCATAAAAATTTAAAAATATAGGAAATTTTGTATATTTATCTTCAATCCCCCATGAGTGATAATAAATACTTAAGGTATCAATTGAGTCATTAAATATCCTATCAGATTGATGAAATTCGTCATGATCTATTAGATGAAGTGTGATATACTCATCATCTAATCTATCTGTTTTTATAATATTATTTCCATTATAAGCGTCCCATAAACAAAACTTACTATTAACCCAATAGTCATTGAAACCAATTTCAACGTTTGAATAGTTTGAATTATTTATTTTAGATCGTAGAAACTTTTTAGGATCAGAAGGCCTCCCACCTTTAACACCATCATACACATTGATTATATCATCAGAATCAACTAACCCAAATCCTTCCAAATTGACTGCATTATTTTTATCAATATAAGATTTATAATAATCTGAATAAATTGAATCATCTTTAAAAATCCAATTATCATCATAACTTTTAACACAATCAGACTCTAAATAGTAATCACCAAGGCTATTAATATAAACAGATTCTCTATTTGGAATCCATCTTTGATAATGTTCGGACCAATCATGATCAGGAACAGTTGGTTCACCATCAGTACTTTGAATATGATATTGTAATCTTGATCTATCCTGCATTTCATATGTTCCTAAAACACCAGTTTCATAATCAATAACTGATAAAGTATCCATATATGGATATTGTTTAAACTTCCAATTTTTTAATTGTACTTTACAACCACTTGTTCTTCCTATAAAATGAGCCTTATAATTTTCATCAGTTGCCTTTATAAAGTCTTTATACCAATCAGCAATCTTTTCAGTATCACTATCATATCTTGTATATACTCTATCTAAATAGTAACCATATTTATTAATACCGTCAATTAATTTCCAAAGTAATGCTCTACCAAGTAATCGATTTTTATCATCAACTAGAATTACTAATTGACAGACATCTGGATTTTCCGTATAAATATTTAAAAAAGATTGGGTTTCTTCATATCTCATACAAGAATTATTCAATTGTCCTCCACCAGGCACATATTTATCTTGAAGATACCAATCTCTAATATCCTCACCCGAAACTACATTAATACCTTCTCCAGTTTTTTTAAATAATTTATCCCAAGCGCTTTTATAAGTATTAACAAATTTTTCAATTTGTGGATCGGTTACAGAAATTCCGTTAGCTGTTAAAATTTGTCTAACTGTTCTACCAATCTTAGCACTATTTACAGCTCTATCAAAAGGATCTTGACCAGCATCAATAAATCTTTTTACTTGTGTATCATTTACAAATTTCATGTCATCATTTTTATCAGATGGCTTTAGATAATTGACATTAGTATTTATATCCTTATCTATCAATGATAATAACGTTTTGGCAATCGTGTCTCTATCAGAAATTGATTTAATTAATTTATCAAAATCTGGATTAACTTTTAAAATTGACTCTAAAAGAGAAAAATATCTAAAATCAAAATATTTTTTAATCATTGTTCTTTTATTAATTTATTATTACCCAGAATTTCCTCATCAGTATCAGAATCAACTATATCATAGGGCCTAACAGCAGTTGGAATATCCAATCCCTTTGTATTGAATCCAAATTTATTTTTAAATTTCTTAATAAGCCAGTCGAATCCATATTTTGCTAAAAATGTAGATATTCCAAGTGCAATCGCCGCTGAATTTCCTATAAGAGTAGACATGGTTAAATCATATTTACCAATTAACATACTTATTGCATTCATAGTTGGTATTAGAATACTTGTATAAGCTAACATATCAATTAATCCATTAATAATATATGGTGTATTCTTAAATAAATCCTTTAAAATAGTTCCTAAGAATTTAAAACACTCAACCATTTTTTTAATTATACCATTTCCAATTCCTCTAAGTTTAAGTTCTTCTAAAATAGTTCTAGCATCTTGTTTAGAAACAACACTTGTAATCATTCCGGTCCCACCACAATTTTTACAATCTTTAGATTTACTTTTACAATCACAAGGAACCTCCGAATCACCTATTTTATTTCTAGATTCTTCTAAATAAGTTATTGTAAGCGCAGCAATAGAAACAAGTACAATATTTTCCATAGTTGGTTCTACTTTTAAAACACCATTTGTGATTAATCCATCAACGATTGGATACATAGCTTTAACACCAACACCAAATGTAAATACTAATCCATAATTAAATCTTAAATCTTGTGATAATTTTTTTAAAATACCATCAATTTCGGTATTTTTATTATCGGATTCATTAATAATTGGATTTGCAATAAAATTGGCTAAGTCTTCTGCCATTTGATATTGTCTATAACTCAAAACTTTCATTAGTTATATATTAATTTTTAATTTTAATCCAACCATCTTTTTCATTAAAAATGAATCCATTTTCAGGATCTCTTAGATAATCCAATGATAAAAAGTCCATAACTGATGTCACAAAAACTCCACTTCTTCTATATACCCAACCATTCTGGGTATTAGACCAGTCATAATAATCCATTTGATCTGTATCAATTCTTTGACCATTAACATCATATTGTGGTATAACTTCTAATGGTTCTCCGTCTGTATCTGTAAGTACATAATACTTATTATCTAAAGGTTCAAAGTTTGACAATCTATTCTTTTGACCGTATATAAAAGTATCCATATATGGAATATCTCTTACTCTTCCTGTAAATTCTTCTTTACTATATTCTTCGATATTAAATTTTAAATTTATCTTCATTGGAAACCAAGATATATTACCATCTTTTACATATTTAATTAAACAACCACTTTTATTTTCAGATTTATAAATCATATTATTATTTTTAGCATAATCAATAAATTTATAATAATCTTGCTCAAATGCTGAATAAATTCTATCCATAAATAAACCTTTATCAGTTTGCCAAATAAGTGCTCTTCCAAAAATATGACCCTCATTATTCAATAATACTAAAAGTTTAACTGGAACATATTTATAAAAATCAATTAAATGTAATTCATCATTCATACAAGAATTTAAAAGTGCGTTAGAACTCGAACTATCATAAGTATAATTTATGGATCGATAACCATCAATTATTTTTTGACCTTCCCAAATTTCAAAATTTAATATTTTATTATCCATAATGGATTTATATTGATTTACAAACTTCTCAATTTCCGGATCACTGAATTTAGAACCAAATAACTTTCTAACTAACCTACCTACTTTAATATTAGTTCTATTTTTATGATATATTTCTGTATTTCTTGTTAAAGGTCTAATTAATAAATTAAGTTGTTTTTGATCATCAGTTTTAAAATGATTTGATAATCTCTGAGATGTTGTAAATGATACCATATCAGACTCATCAGTTATATTTAAAAGCGAAATATCAGATGGTTGAAGTCTCATTTTTAAAATTTCCAAAGAAATAGGAGATTCAATCTCATTCAAAATATATTGGAAATCTTGGCAAAATTGAAATGGAACTTCAATTTTCTTATAATTCTCTAAAATAAATTCAAAAAAACTTAATAATCTCATATTATTATATATAAAAATCAATAAATCAATTTGAATCGTTAATATATAATTAAAATAAAAACCTTTTATATGAAACATTTAAAAAAATTCGAAAACTTTTATCTTTCACCAGATGTTGATTCTGATGAACAAGAATGGCAAGACTATTCGAAAGAAATTAGAACAGGATCTAAGATCTCAGATAGAGATCAAGATGAACAAGAAATAAGTACAGACCGATTCTCAGATATTAGTTTTGATGATGAATTTACGGATGAAATGTCAGATGAAATAATTGGACGTGGCGAGATTAAGGATGAAATGTCGGATGAAA